ATTACACATGGATGGAGCAAATGGGTCTACAAATATAGTAGACGATGCTCCAGGAGTAACTATTGCAAGATTTGATATCGGTCCTTACTTTGCGGGAGAAGTTGTAACAGTACAGGTCACAACAGCTTCTGCTCAGCCTTGGGGTGAAGTAGCTTGGGGTGATGGTCAATGGGGTCAATCTGTTGGTACTGACATAGGTATTGGTGGAGAAGAGGTCGCTGTACCTTCAGTTGAAGTTGATGTTACAGGTATAGAGCTATCTTCAAATACAGGAAATGAGGCTGTAACAGGTGACTGTAATTTATCATTAACTGGAATTGGCTTAGATATACAATTAGGTGATGAAGATGCATTTACAAATGTAAGAATAAATGTTTCAGGAAACGATGTAGGAACTGTAGTAATAGGTGATTATCTTGCAGGAATTAGTGCAGAAGCTCAACCTTCGGGAGTGACAATGACATCTAGCAGTGGTACAATAGGTTTAAATGCGTGGGAATTAGTTGATCCTGGAACAGCTCCAACTTGGACGGTAGTTGACAAGGCAGCTTAATAGAAATAAAATTAAAGAATTAATAAAGGATAGAAATTATGGCATCAAGTTATTCAACAGATTTAAAACTAGAGCTAATGGTAACAGGGGAGAACTCTGGTACATGGGGTGATAAAACAAATACAAATTTAAATTTAGTACAACAAGCAATTGCAGGTTATGAAGCAATAGATGTTGCATCAGCAGATGTAACTTTAGCAATGACAAACGCAACTTTGTCAAACGCTAGAAATATGGTTCTTAACTTAACAGGAACTTTAGCAGGCACAAGAGTTGTAAATGTTCCAGACGGAATTGAAAAAACTTACATCGTTGCAGACAGTACTACAAGAGCAGGTAATACATTAACTATTAAAACTGTATCAGGTACAGGTGTAGCAATTCCAGCAGGTAAAACAGTTTTAGTTTTTGCTGATGGTACAAATGTTGTTGATGTGTTCTTTATGAAAGATTTAGTAGAAGACACTACTCCTCAATTAGGGGGTGACTTAGATGCTAATGGAAACAATATTCTAATTGATAATGGTAATTCAATCAATGATGAAAACGACAATGAACAAATTAAATTTGCAACAACTGCATCGGCTGTAAATGAACTTACAGCTACTAATGCAGCAACAGGAAATGCTCCTAATATTTCAGCAACAGGTGGAGATACAAACATTGATTTAAATTTAACACCAAAAGGTATTGGAAGAACAACTTTTAATGGCCAAGGTAAAATTCAAAGTGTTGCAGAAAAAGTTACAACTGAAGCAACAGCTGCTACAGGAACTGTTAACTACGATGTTTTAACACAAGCAATATGGAATTTCACAACTGATGCTTCAGCCAACTGGACTCTAAATATCCGAGGTGATGGATCAAATTCTTTAAATAGTATTATGGATACAGGAGAATCAATAACTATTGCACATATTGTTTCTCAAGGTGGAACAGCTTATTACAACTCAGCTGTACAAATTGATGGATCCTCTGTTACTCCAGAATGGCAAGGCGGAGCAGCACCAGATGCAGGTAATGCAAGTTCATTAGATACTTATTCATATACTGTTATTAAAACTGCTGATGCTGCATTTACAGTATTGGCATCACAAACACAGTTTGCATAGGAGTGTAAATATTTTATATGGCACATTTTGCTAAATTAGATGAAAACAATGTAGTTATTGGAGTTGATGTTGTTGGAGAGTTTGATTGTCAATTAAATGGAGTTGAAGATGAGGCCACTGGAATTGCTTTTTTAACTAACCTTACAGGTTATTCAAATTGGAAACAAACTTCATATAATACTCATGGAGGAAAATACTTTACTTCAGATGGGAGAGAAGCTGATGATCAAACAAAAGCTTTTAGAGGAAACTATGCAGGAATCGGTAGTAAATATGATTCAACAAATGATATATTTATTTACCCTAAACCTTATGCAAGTTGGACATTAAATACTACAACTGCAACATGGGAACCACCTGTACCACATCCCGAAGATGCACTTTCTTATACATGGGATGAAGATAATCAACAATGGGTAGGAGATTAAAATGCCATTATTAGGAAGTAGAGCAGCAGGATCAGCTAGAGGATTTGGATTTGCTGGTGGAGGTAGAAAATTTATTGTAGCATCAGGCGGAACTGAAACTACAGATGGAGATTACAAAATTCATACATTTACATCAGGCGGAACTTTTACTGTAAGTGAAGCACCAGATGGAGAAACTGTAGATTGGATGGTTGTAGCAGGCGGCGGTGGAGCTGGTTGCAGAATGGGTGCAGCAGGCGGAGCTGGTGGTATGAGATTTTCTTATCCAAATGAAGATGGTTCAGGTCAACCTGTTTCAGTTCAAGGTTATCCTATTTCTATAGGAGGTGGTGGATCATCATCCGGAAGTAATAATAATGTTGCAGGTCAAAAAGGTCAAAATTCTTCTGCTTTAGGTTTTTCATCTACAGGCGGAGGAGGAGGTGGATCTGGATTTGGAGGTGCAAGAGGCAGCTCAAACGGAGGATCTGGTGCAGGAGGAACTCAAGGAGGAGGGCCAACACCAGGTAATGAAGGTGGATATAGTCCCCCAGAAGGAAATGGAGGATCAGGTGCCCAATCAGAAAACTCTGCTGGTGCAGGGGGAGGACACGCTGATTCAGGTCAACCAATGCCAGGTGGTAGAGGTGGTAATGGTAGTCCAATAACTATTAGAGGAAGTGCACAATTTTTTGGTGGCGGCGGTGGCGGATCTGGTAGACCAGATCAAGGTAACCCCCCAGGTGGTAATGGAGGCCAAGGTGGCGGTGGTTCTGGAACAAATAGTCCTAACAGACCGGGTGCTCAACCAGGAACTAGTGGGCAAACAAACACTGGCGGCGGTGGAGGAGGCGGTGGTTTTACACCACACGTTTCAATTCCAGGCGGTAGCGGCGGATCAGGTATTGTAGCTATAAGATATAGATATCAGTAAAACTTGACTTTTATTCTTTAATAAAGTATCAAGGTAAACGAAATGCAGTCGAAAGAATTAATATTAACACAGCAAAAAGTTATTGTAGGGGATATTAGAAATCAATATTCAAATATTGATTCAGATAAAATAAGTGAAAGTCTTAGAAAAGATTTAGAAAAAACAACTTTTGGTATTTCCAATAAATTTTACGATATTAATTTATCTTATCATAGTCAACACTCATGGATATATGATTTAATTCAACAACAAATTTATGCTTATCATAATATTAATTATGTAAATATAAAAAGTTGGGGAAATTTAGAAACATTTAATGAATCATCAATAACAAGAAATAATTTATTTCTTGAAGATGTACACAATCAGCCTTGGTTTACTTTAATATATATTTTAAAAGCAGGAGAAAATCCTGGAGAATTAATTTTAAAATATCAAAAACCAACCCAAAGATATTTCTATCAAAATTTAAATGTGCAAGAAGGAAATTTTTATTTATTTAATTCAAATATAGATTACTTCTTTTCAAAAAACTTAGATAAGAAAGATAGGGAATATATTACTTGGACCTGTCTCAAGTAGATGAATGATTCTTCAGTATTCGTATTATTATTATACAAAAGCAATTCCTGAAAACGTTTGCGATAATTTAATAAAAAAATATACAGAACTACAGAGTAGAAAAGGAACTGTAAAAGGACCCGACAGTAAAGTTAGAAATTCTAACGTAACATTTTCACATGATAAAGAACTATATGACATTATACATCCTTTCGTAGATCAAGCAAATTTTAATGCAGGATGGAATTTTGACATTGATTATACAGAAACTGTTCAATTTACTAAATATAACTTAAATCAATACTATAATTGGCATCAAGACGGTTCATATGAAACTTATCCTAATAATCACCAATACGAACAATACAGGGGAAAGTATAGAAAATTAAGTACAGTTATCTCACTTACAGACGGCTCTGAATATGAAGGTGGGGACTTTCAAGTAGACCTAAGAGACAAAAATGCTAAAGGTAATAAAGATATTAAAAATGTTAAAAATGTTATTACTGTAAAAGAACTAAGGCAAAAAGGAACTGTTTTAATAATGCCTTCTTTTCTTTGGCACAGAGTAACACCAGTTACTAAAGGAAAAAGATATAGTTTAGTTGCTTGGTCCATAGGAAAACCCTGGAGATAAAATGACTGAGTTTGATAAAAAAGGATATGTTGTAGTTAAGAAAGCAATTACTAAAGCAACTTCAAGATTTTTATATAATTATTTAATATTAAGGAGAGAAGTATCTAAATTTTTAATGTTTAATAATTATCCTCATATGACTTTTGAAACATATGGTGGTTTTGAAGGAGAAGGAGATATGATACCAGATACTTACAGTACCTATGCAGATATAGCCATGGAAACATTATTGCTTGCAACTCAACCAATTGTTGAAAAAAAACTTAAAGTTAAAGTATATCCAAACTATTCTTATGCAAGATTGTATAAAAATGGCGATGTTCTTAAAAGACATAAAGATAGGTTTAGCTGCGAGATATCCACTACTATTTTTTTGGGGGGTAGTGAATGGCCTATATTTGTTTCTAAATCAAAAAAAGAAAAAACTAAAGGTGTTAAAATTGATTTAAAACAAGGTGATATGTTAATTTATAAAGGTATGGATAGAGAACATTGGAGAGAAAAATTTGAAGGTGTTCAATCTGGTCAAGTTTTTTTACATTATAATAATGTTAATAGTAAAAGTGCAGAAGAAAATAAATATGATACAAGACCTTATGTTGGAATCCCAGAATCATTTAAAAAATCTAAATAATATTTTTAAAAATTATTTAGAAGACATCGAATATCCTTCTGAAAAGGAAAAAAACGAATTATGGAATATTGCAGGTATTCTTAAAAATAGATTAAATCAAAAATTAAAATTTGATACTAGACCAATAGTAAAAGAAGGTTTTAAATCAGGTAGTTTTAAAAGCAAAGCAGATAAAATGGTATTTTATTTAAATAAAAAATGGGTCATAGTAGATGTTGAAGAGTTACATCAGTACATAAAAGAAAATAAAGTTAAAGATATACATTTAGAAGAATTAATTAAAAAGTTAGATTGGAACATAGTATTATGATGATTATAGATAATCATATAGAAGATGAGTGTCTTACAGAATATTTTTTTGTAGAAGGAACTATAGATATAAATAGCGAATATTTTATAGAAAAAATTAAAAAAGGTTTTCAAGAAGATAGTAATATGGCTTTTAAAACCAATGTTAGAGACCTTATGACTTCCTATACTTACTTTAATCACGATGATGAGTTTTCAAAAGTTTTACAAAATTTTATTCAATACATGGATGCTAGAATAAAGTTTAATAGATATGTACTTCAGGATTCATGGGGTTATTGTATAAGAACAGGAGCTAAAACTATTATGCATACCCATAAACCTTCTATTTGGTCAGGAGTTGTATACCTAAATGATCATCCTCAAACTTTAGATTTTCCAGAAATAAAAAGAAAAGTAAAACCAGAAAAAGGTAAGTTTGCTTTATTTTCATCTTTCTTAAACCATGGTTGTAAAAAAAATAAATGTAAAGATACTAAGTGGGGTTTGAGTTTTAATTTATCATCAGTTTTTGTAGGAGAAAAAGTTGAGAGAAAAGACTAACGTACTAGGGGTACCTTTTTATAGATTTTATTATACTAAATCTAAAATAGATAAAATTAAAAAAATCATTGAATCCCAACCTTATATAAAAAATCCTAACAACCATATTTGGGCATACACAAGAGATGAAGGTATGCAAAAAATGTTACATGATTTACCGGAGCTAAAAAGTTTTTTTGGTTGGGTGCATGAGTGCTTGCAAGAGGTTGCAAAAGATTTAAAACTAACCGTGCCTTTAGAAGTGAATAGTTCATGGTGCAATATGAATGGTAAGGGAGATTCTTTTCATGGGCATACTCATCCAAATGCTTTTGTAAGTAGTAATTACTATGTTTCAGGATGGAAAAAAGATCATACAGTTTGGCATTTAATAAACCCATATTTTAGTAATAATATATTTCCTATAAGTCAAAAAGATTATTCAAACGAAGAATATGATTTAAAACATTTTGAACCAACTGAACCAGGAAAATATATTGTATTTCCTCCAAAAATATTTCACTACGCACAACCCAATACTAAAGATGAAACAAGATATACAATAGCAGCCAATGCTTTTCCAAATGGATTAATTTCTTGTGGGGGAACTAATGAGTTAAACTTAAAAATACAAAGTAAAAAATGATACCGTTACTAACGGAACCTTTTTTAAAACATTTAAAAAAGTTAAAAACTAAAGATAAAAACTATCTAGAAGTAGGTTCCGGTAATTCTACAATTTATTTTTCTAAGTACTTTAAAGCTGTTTCAAGTTTAGAACATGATAAAGAATGGTTTAAAAAAATACAAGATCAAGGCATTAAAAATATAAATATATCTATGTTTACTAAGGATAATATTAAAGACTTGTTGCATTTAGAGTTGAGTAAAAAACCTGATTTTATTATGATTGATAATCATCCTCAAATTGTATCTAGACTAGATGTGGCAAAGTATATACATCAAAATAAAAAAAATGATTGTATTATATTTTTAGATAACGGATCGTGGAATTTAGAAGCTTTTAATTTTTTAAAACAACATTACTATTGTTTAGATTTTTTTGGTAAAAGATATGATGGTAATTTATCAGTAACCTCAATTTTTTTTACTAATACAAATAGTGAAAGCATATATGAAAATTAATAATAATTTTTTAAATACTCAAGACCTAACAAATATACAGAATACTTTAACTTCTCCATATTTCCCTTGGTATTATAATGAGGGGATAGTTAGAAAGAATGATGGCCACGCCCAGTTGGTCCACACATTCTTTGATAAAGATAGAAACTATATAAATTCAGATTACTATGGCTTATTTGAGCCATTAATTAAGAAAATAAATCCTTTTGCATTATTAAGAGTAAAAGCAAATTTAAGTTTAAAAACTGAAAAACCTGTAGAGCAGGGGTTTCATACAGATTATCTTACCGATATTAGTGTAACTACAGGATTATTTTATATTAATACAAACAATGGCTGTACTTCTTTTGAAACAGGTAAAAAGGTCAAAAGCACTGCTAATACCTTTGTAGAATTTGATGGAAAAATATCTCATACTGGTATAACATGCACTGATATTTTAAATAGACTTGTTCTAAATATAAATTATATAAAGTAATGGTATATTATAACAGGCTGGTTTTCCTATATTTAATTAGCTTAATCTTTATAGATATACGCTTATAGTGTATAATCCAAGCATGCCATTACAAAAAGTAAATTTTCAACCAGGCTTTAACAAACAAGCATCAGACTCAGGGGCTGAAAACCAATGGGTAGATGGTGATTTTGTAAGATTTAGGTATGGAATGCCTGAAAAAATTGGCGGTTGGCAAGAGATAATGGACAAGAAACTTGTAGGAGCGGGTCGTGCTTCACATACTTGGGCTGATTTAGATGGCAGAAAATTCTTAGCTATTGGTACAAACAAAATTTTATATATCTACAATGGGGATGACTACTACGACATCACACCTTTTGATGCAAATTTAGCAAAAACCGGATGTGACATCACTACAACTAATGGTTCAACAACGGTTACAATTACAACACCCACGGCTCACGACCTAGAGCCGGGTGATCTTTTAACTTTTGATAATGCCGGATCATTTACAGGGGGTCAAACAAATTATACAGCGACTGACTTTGATGATGTTTTATTTGAAGTACAACTAGCGCCTACGACTTCAACCTTTACAATTTTAATGCCCACTGCTGAAACAGGAACGGGCGCAACAAACGATGGTACTCTTGATAGTAAACCCTACTATAAAATAGGACCCTTACTACAAGCCTTTGGTTATGGTTTTGGTACAGGTTTATACGGAGCTTCTACTTGGGGTACACCAAGAACTACTTCAAATGCGATACTAGATCCAGCTTCATGGTCATTAGATAATTATGGTGAATTATTAATCGCAACTATTAAAAACGGAGCTACTTTTTCGTGGGATCCGGATGGAGGATCAGGAATAACAGCTAGAGCAACTATAATATCAGGAGCACCGACTAAATCTGTAATGAGTATTGTGTCAGATAGAGATAGGCATTTAATTATTTTAGGAACTGAAACAACTATAGGTTCAGCATCAACACAAGATAAAATGTTTATTAGATTCTCAGATCAAGAATCTTTAACAGACTATACGGCAACATCAGTTAACACTGCGGGTTCATTTAGAATAGATAGTGGTACCAAAATTGTAGGTGCTGCAAAAGCAAAAGATTACATATTAATTTTAACTGATACATCTGCATACCTTATGCAGTTTGTTGGACCTCCTTTTACTTTTAGTATTAGACAAGTGGGTTCAAACTGTGGATGCATTGGACAACATTCAATAGTATATGCTAATGGAGCTGTTTACTGGATTTCAGATACAGGGGGTTTCTTTATGTTTGATGGTACTGTTAAAGCTTTACCATCACTAGTAGAAGACTTTGTATTTCAAACTA